ATATTTTCAAAAGTAGAATTAACTCGCATGATCATACCTGGCAGAATATTAGCAGTGGTATCTACAGTAAAGATGTTAGTAGTACCATCTGCAATAGCACCATTAAGCTGCATTTCAGGAAAAATCATAGTCTTAGTAAAGAACCCATGCTCATGCTGAACAGCAGTTTCAGTAGGAATCATAGAAGTAAGGCCAAAGAGAGGAGCTTGACCGTTAGGCATAAGCCGCGTAATCATAGCAGCAAACGACTTTTTAGCCAAGTCAGTTGTAAAATTACCTGTATTAAACATTCCAGCGGACATTTTGTCCTCCTTATAAGATAGTATGTATTAAGTAAAAAGTTAAAAGATATACTAGCTAGAAGCTTAGTACAAACTCATTGCGGTAGCTGAATCTTTTACAAGTAAGAAAAAGCGGCTACATTGTGGAGGTACACTTAAAGTATTATTAGCTCCAACAGCAGTGATACCAGCGCCTACAGCAATTACTACATCAAAGGCACCAGCTTGCGAATTAGTAACTGCAAAAGAAAAGCAATCACCAATATCCATATCATCCCAAGCTGCAATGATAGCAGCAGCAGTAGGAAGAGTATAAACTACGTCACTTGTAAGAGTAGTACCTTGATGAACGTAACCACCTGCTAGTTCTGATAAAGAAAGAGTAGCATCAGCTTCAGCAGCAAAGGCTTTAGGAGAGAAATTAGCCATTAGTCCGTCCCCAACATTTGCAGGACGTGCAAGGCCACCTTCTCTTACCATGGGGCGTACAAATTTAGACATTTTAATCTCCTTAAAGATATATAAGATTTATAAAGATGTTACATAGTTTTTTCCCAATCGGACCAGTCCATATCTCCATCTACTTTCTTAGGTTCTTCCTTAGGAATAACTGCTTGACCTAAAGATGTAACAAACCTTTGAGTCATTTCAGTAAGTTCTTTAGTAGAAGCGTCTGGATATTTAACTGCTAGGGTAGATTTGAGAGCGTCCATAATAGGAGCTACTGCTGGATTGTTATAGACTGGATTTGCATCATTAAGAGATGCAGATAGATTTTGTTCTTTAAGAAGAGAAGGAATTCTTGCCAGGATAGCTTCCTGAATTTTAACAGTAGTTTGTTCTTGCATCTTGTTAGCTACTAAGGTAGATTGTACAAGAGCTTGCTGAGCTACCATATTAAGAGCTTTCATTGTAGCCTCAACTGCTCCCTCACCTCCTGCTGCAATAGCTTGTTGTACATCAGCAGGAACAGCAGAACTTAAATCTATCTTACCCATCATTTCTTGGAGCTTAGTAGTATCAAGAGGTTCAGGCTTATAAGTATCTGCTGGAGACTTCTTATTAGGATCAGTTTCCCATAGAGTAGCAAATTCGTCAAGAGGGGATTTTGGAGATTCTACGTTATCAGGTACTGTTCCATTAGGTGCAGTTCCAGGACCTGCTTTAGTTTCTACGGTAGGCTTAACATCAGTTACTTTACCTGTACCTGTTGATGGAACTGGAGTTGGATTAGCTGCTGGAGTAGTAGCAGGAGCAGGCTTAGCAGTAAAGATATCAAAAATAGACATGGTAATTTCCTCTTAGGCTGTATGATTAAATATCAAATTAAGTATTTCTTACTCGTTTAAGTTCTTCTTCAGACGCATCTGAAACATCTAGAAGGTATTGAAGAAGCTGAATCTTACCTTTTAACTCAGCCTCAGCTTGAATAAACTCCTGTACTTTTTCAGGATTTAATTCAAGTCTCAATCTGTTTTCAGCTTCTGTTGCAAGATGATTATGAAGAACTTGCTTCTGCAAAGAAGTAAATACTCCTCCTTGTAGAACTTCTTCATCAGTAAGAACATAAGCTGTAAAACTATTAGGTATAATGGTATCCATATTATATAGTCTCTATTAGGTAGGTGTAGTTGTAGGAACTGCTGCATTTTTAGCTTCTTGGGCTTTTTGGTCAGGAGATTTCTTACCTGTTGGGTCATAACCAAAATCTCCTGGCTTAGGTTGAGGAGGAAGAGTTGGACTTCCTGTCTCACTTTTATCTACTAATAAGGCTACTGTCTCTCTCCAAGCCATAAGAGCTTGCTCATAAGCTGACTGTTCAGGAGATTTTTCAAAAGTTTTAAGATTGGCTCCTTTAAGTTTCATAAGATAAGAAAATAGAGGAGCTACATTATACCCTGCTCCTATCTGAGGAGAAGTGCCTATAACTTGTAAACCAGCTGTCCAAGCTTCTCCGTCTATAATCTTATCAGAAGGTACAAGTCCGTCAGATATCTTAAATTCAAGAACTGCTTTACGTAAAGCTACAGGATCAATTTGTACAGAAGATTCTTTCTCTCTACTATATTCAGTAGTAGATCCTTGGTACTGAAGGATGTTAAGTTTAACTATATGCTTGAAAGGAGTAAATACTTGAGACTCAAGAAGCATAGCAACTAACTGATCTGTACCGTTAGCATTATTCATTACATCTTGAAACTCTTGCTTAGTTTTATTACCTTTTACAAACTGACCCTGGCGAGCTGGATTCTGACCTACAAGGTTATTAGCCATACCTATAAGATCTTTAATGTTACCCATATTAGTAGCAGCTTGATCTTCTTTATAAGGAAACTGATATACAGAGTCTCCTATATTCTTACCATAAGCTGAAGGACGTACTGGAATCTTAGCAGAAGGATTACTTGAATTAATATGAGCAGTTAATACTCTTGAAGGATCGTATAGAACTCTATCAGCTACAGCTCGTCTACGAGAATCTATAACTGAAGTCATAAGAGCTGTAGCTAAAGCTTGAAAAGGCTGTGAATCTTCTCCTAAGGATTTAGTTTGATAGCCTAAACCATCATCATTAGGAACTCCTACAAGAATTGGAATATAGCCATGAGCATTAGTCTGTCTTTCTGCATGAATGATAATAGAATGATTTATTATAATAAGTTTCCAAATCTGAGGAGTATTAGGAGAAGGAACTTTTAATTTCATTTCACTAGGAAGAATCTTACAGTAAAATGTAGTTTTTTCATATGCATTGTTATATTGAATAGAAGCATTTGTATTCTTAGCTGCTTTATCTAAGCCTGCCCAATTCATCCAATTCATTCCATCTGCATAGTTTTCATCAGGATCTACTTCAGGATTTATTGAAGGTACATAGTAATACTCTGGCGAATCTAAGTTGTTAGATCCTGGTGAACCTAAGTAAGGAGATTGAAATGCTTCTTTAACTCTCTGAGTGTCAGTCATTTCAGAGATTTCTTGTTTTAGTTGTATACGAGAAGTAAGCTCTGTATAAAAAGCAAACTCCCCTTTCTTATATACTTCAGAAGGTTCAACTCTTGGATCTACACAAGTGTTATAAGGATCAAGACTTCTTGCAGTATTGCCATTCCATATTACATTATTAGGCTTAGCTTCACTAGTTGAAAAGGCTACATCAGTAGAAAGATCTACAGTCTTCTCAGTTTTCCAACATACCTCTAAGGGAGCAAAGTTATACTTAGAGCCATTACGAAAGAATCGCATAAATTCACGAACCCAGCCACCACGAATTGCATGATTATCAAGAGTAGTTTCAAGCTGTAAAGCTTCATCTATATATTCAGGATTAGATACAACTCCAAAAATAGGAACACCTGTAAGAAATACTGAAGATTGATATACTACAGCGGCTTCAACTTGAGGTTTAACTATTGGAATAGTAATGTTACTAATAGGGTCAGGATTGCCAGCTTTATTCTGTTGCTTAGCTTGTGTATGCTTATCACTTTTATCATTCTCTCGTTGATATTCTCTATCAATAGCTTCAAATCTTGTACGCTGAGAAGATACTTTATCCTTACATAAAGTTACTGCTTCTTTATAATAAGCTATAAAAGCATCATGAGATTCTTGAGTAAGTACAAAAGGAGTTTTATTAGCCATTGGCTCTTATCCTGTTATGTTAGTATAGAATAAAAATAAGTTAGAAAGATGAATTATAATCTGGTACTTCAATAGCTTCATATTCTTGAGAATCAATTATATTACTAGCTATTATAAATTCAGCATATAATTCTATTACCTTGTTAGCATAAGTTAAAAGATCAAGAATTCCATCAGTATTATCTCTACGTAATGGATTAAAAGCTATAGTCTGAGAATAAGTTGCAACCTTAGCTTCTTCTTCTACAAATATCTCTCCGGCAAGCCAAGATTTAAACATTTCAAGTATTCTAGCATTCTTAGATTTAATACCAGAATAAATATCTACACACTGTATGCCTTGTAGTCCTAATTGCAAAGATATAAAGTTAAACCAATATAAAAGACTATATTGATAAGCATTAGCTTCAATTGCTACTAATCTACAGTTATGTGTAAGACAATAATTAAGAGCTATCTTAATAGTATCTCCAGGAGAGAATCTACCCTCCTCTACTTCCATAAGAACAGGAAAACTATTATGTATTTCAAAGTAACCTATAGAAACTTCATCTGCTCCCAACTTGTCCGTAGCCGGGTCAATAATGACGAAATTACCTCCAGGAATATCACCCTCAGAATATGGAGAAGGAGGCAACTTAGAAAGATCAATAAGATTATTTTGGCTAGCATTCTCATCATTAAGTACCTCTGCATAAAAGATTTCAGGTTTACCCATAGATAAGTCATTTTCAAACTCTTTTAATAACTGTTCTATAGGCTGCAATTCTTCCCAAAGAGATGTACCATCTGCTAAAATCCCGCCAGCTATAAATTTAGTCCAATTAGCATTATGTTTTAATTTCCTAAGAATTGAAAACTTAGTAGGATACATATTAGCTATAAATAAGAACATACAACCATGAGGAGACTTAGCTTTCATAGCTGTACCTATCATCCAATTCTCTAGACTTTCAGATTGTACTTCTGAATCAGCACATTCACGAGATTGAATATCTTCAAATATCATTATATCTGGACGCTCATTCTTCATGTTAAGTCCACGAAGAGAAGTTTCAGCTCCTATACCAGCAAGAATTATATTTCTACCACGAAATCCAAACTTCTTAGTTGCTTGAGTGTCCTTCTCCATACCAAGCCGCCAATCACCAAAAACTTTCTTAACGTTTGGTTCATCAAGCATATCTGCTATATCTGATATAATAGCCTCCGCTAATTTAGCTGTAGCAGATATAACAAGTATAAACTTCTTATTAGTAAAGAGTATACAGTATATTACAAATATTTTTATAAGAGTTGTTTTACCAAAACCACGAGGTAAGCCTAATGCTAGCTGCGGAAATATTCTTACCTTAGAAGCAAAGGATATAAGCCATAACCATACTGAAATAAATCTAGGAGGAAATAAAAATTTAAATACTGAAGGTATTACTAATCCTGCTAAGAAATTAAGGTCTGCTTTAGCTGCCTTTTGTACTTCAGCAGATTCCATTCCTACATCTACTGTAGTAGTTTCCTCTGCTGTTTCTATCTCCTCTACATCACTTATAAGTGACTCTGGTTCAGAAGTTCCTCCTATTTTTTCTAATTCAGTAAGAACTTTTTTAGCCATTAGATTTCAACTTCCTTACGTTTCTTAGAGGAGTTTACAGTAAGTATAGTAGCTGAAGATATATAAGAACTAGAAGAATTTAAAATCTCAGGAGACTCTAAGAAGTTATTAAGAGTATTTAAAATATCTCTTGCCTTATCTTTATCTTTAGCTGTATGAGTATTATGTATAACCGCAGTTTTAATTTTTAATTTAGTCATTGCCTTTTACCTGGCTAGGTAGATGTATCTATATATCTATATATTTAAAGATTCTATTGTACTTTCTTTTTTATTATTTTCTTCCTCTTCTATAGGAGCAGTAGGAGAATGTTCAATAGTCTTAGGAGCAGTAGTATCTTCAACCTTCTTTCTAAGGTCTGAAGACTGCATAGTTATAAGACTTTGATCTCCAGCCTTTATAACTTGATTATTTATATTAGTAGTAAACTCTTGAACTATTTGTACAGGCATATTTAGTTGTACTATATTAGCCTTAGTTACAAGATCATCAGTTGTATCTACTCCTCTCCTACTAGCTCCATTAACTATCTTAATAGCGCCAAGAATATCTTGAGGTCTTATGAGAAGAGGTAGAGATTTTAAAAGTTTTTCCTGTAGCTTATCTTCAATAGTATCATAATTCATATCTCTAGTAGTATGCTTAGAGAGCTGCTGAAACTTAAGTTCTGTGACCTGCCGCGCAAAGTCTTCATCAGCTATAAGCTGTGAAATATAGCTAGGAGTAACTCCAAGAGCTGAAGCTACCTTTTCCTGCTGTATTCCCATACCTAGAAGAGAAAGTGCCCTTTCATTGATGCTTGTACTCACACTATGGCCCTCCTCATGAAATATGGATATGAATGTATGATATATAATAGCATATATATAAAGAATAGGAAGAAATGAGAGCTGCGGGGATTCAGATATCTATGTATAAGATATATCTGCTAGCTGTTAATGTTAGGTAGATAGATGTGGTAGACTGAAAAGTTTAGGAAATTTTTTGAGACGCTATAGGATAATGCCAAGTCACAAACCCAAAAAGGCTACTCCCCCTACCCTTAGTTAGAATGATTATTGCTAGCATTTAGATTGT